GCCGATCGGCTTCTTGCTTGCCGGCGGGGTCCAGGCCACTCCGGTCGGATCCACGAACGTGCTGTCGCCCTTGGGGAACAGGAACAGCGCGTAGTTCTTGATCAGGCGCACGTTGCCTGCGGTGTTGCCGCTGGACACGTACCCGTAGTCGGTCGCGCCCTGCGCGGCGACGGTGGTTTTTTCGTTGTTGTCAGACATTCGTCTGCACCTTTCCGTTCTTCGCGTGTGGCGGCACGTTGTCTTTGGTTGTGTTTCAGTTGACGGTGACCTCGAGCAGGAGCACGCCGTACGCGCACACCAGCCTCTTGTCCTCGTCCGTCATGCGTACCGGCCCGGATTCGAGTGACGCGTCGATGAGCGGCGCGACGTTTCCGAGCCCGATGATCTCCCTCGCGATGTCGGCCCACAGGCGTGCGGCCTTGTCCCAGTCGCCCGTATGGTCCTCTCTCATGCATCGCACGCTCAACCGCAGCCGCACGTACTGCGAGATTGGAGTGCTCATGCCCTGCATGGAGTCGGCCAGAGTGGCTTCGGTGAAGGGCGGTTCGAGGTCGGCTCGTTCGATGGTGTCGAACGTCACGTCCGGGAACAGTGTCCTCAGTTTGGGCAGGAGCAGCGGCTCCGTGCGGCGGGGAGTGACCGGGATGCTCATACGCGCATCCTTCCGAGCGTGTCCTCCAACGTGCCGTGCGCCTTCTCCACCGGTGCCGGGCAGATGATCGCCACGCCGCTGCGGTTCTTGCCGTCATGGTCGCGGACCATGCAACGGTCATCCTCTACGGCGGCTTCGGCCGCGTCCCTCATGCGCGAGCGCAATGTCTCGTTTTTGAGGACCTGTTGGCTGAACGCCTTGCGGTTGAATACGAATCTGCATCGTTTGGCCATGCTTATCCTTCCCGTTCGCCCACGGTGATGACGTCGCCGATGTGGCGTCCGTGGAGGTTGTTCCACACTTGCGGTTTTCCTTTGACGGGCAGGAGGATGCCTCTGACTTTGATCAGGTCGGTGGCTTGGATGCCGGATGGTTGGCTACCGCGGATGTGGATCGTGTATTCGATGGTCCGTGGACTGGCGTTCTCCTCAACCTGGTCGATGGTGGAGGTCGGGGCGACCAAGGCCTGGAATGCGCCGACGCGGGCTGGCTTGCCTTGGATGGGGTTGCCGTCCGTGTCGGTGGTGGGCTGGCCGCGCCAGATTTCGATGGTTTCCACTAGGACGTCTCCCCCGTTGCCATGTCGACGCTGAACGCGCGTTGCGCGTTGATGCCGAGGATGCGTTTCTCGTCGTCGCGCAGCCAGAGGTCGCCGGTGGGCGCTCCGAAACTGTATTGTTCGCTGAAGCTGCCGGTGGTCTGGTTCATCTGCGTGATGCCGCCGGGAATGTCGTACGGGTCGGCCTGCATGATCCTGCGGACGATGTCGCAGGTGATCTTCGTCAACAGTCGTGGCCGTTCGTCGAGGAGCCGCCGCCAGTTCGGGGAGCGTTCCTTGATGTAGTCGGTCACGTCCGCGAGATGCGTGTCGGCTTTCTCGCGTTCCTCGTCGGTGAGCTTGTGCCATCTCCGTTCGAGATCGTCGGAGGTGGCGAACATGTCGGGTTCGTCCGTCATGGTCACTTCTTGTCCGGCAGTTTGACCGCCCCGGCGGATACGAGGCCGGCGATGATGTCGTCGAACTGTTTCGCCAACGTGTTGAACGCGGTGACGAGTTTGTCGAATTCGTCCTTGGTCGGAGTGTCCGCCGCGGCCTCGGCGATGTTGCTGTCGACGTTGCCGATCGCTTGTTCGGGCGCGTACTGCTTAATGCCGCCGAGGGTGTCCTCGCCGGCCGCCGGCAGCTCGTAGGCGCTGGATCCGGCGGAGAAGTCCGTGCCATCCTTGTTGACAAGGCTCACCTGCGCGTCCAACGGTCCGATCGTATGCTTCTTCTTACCTGACGGATTGACCACAAGGGTCTGGATGGGGAAACTCATCGTTCACCTCATTCCGTGGCCTTGAGTACGGCGAACGCCTTCGGATCGATGATCGCGAACGCGTACATCGCCTCGGTGCGGTATGCGATCTGGTTATGGGCCTTCAGGTCCACGCCGGTCTGGTCCGGATCGCCGTAGGCGATGATCTCGCTGGTCAGATCGCGGACCATGCCCCATTTGATGAGGCTGAAATCTCCCATGAACGCGAGCACCTTCGTCGGGGTCTTGGCCAGTCGGCCGTTGACGGTTCCGGAGGTCGCGGCGGTGATGCCGTCCAGGCTGCCGGCCTGCAGGTTCAGCGGGATCTCCGGGTAGAAGCGCATGCCGGTGGAGGGGACGCGCAGCTTGCGCAGGCGGGACGCCCAGGTCTTGGACAGGGCGACACCGTTGATGTCGTAGGAGTCGTTCAGCGCGTCGGCCAAAGCGTCCACGTTGCCGATCTCATCCTCGGTGGCGATCACCTGCACGGCGGACGTGCTCAATGGGTCGAATCCGGAGAGCGCCTCACCGGTCTTGGGGTTGATCGCATGGTAGATCACGTAGTCGAGGGCGCGGCCCAGTGCGGCTGCCTGATCGGCCTGGATGCTGCGGATGATCTGCAGCTGGTTGTCCTCGTCGGCCCACTGGAGTTCGCTGGTGACGCGGGTGGTGGTCTGCACCTTGAAGCGCTTCGCCACGACGGAGTCCACGGTCTGCTCGTAGCTGCTCTTGACCGCGCCTTCGGCCACTACCTCGGCTTCGCTCTTGCCGTTGAACACGAGGTAGTCGGCGTCGGAGAAGATCTGTGGCGTGCTGGGGCTCAGGGACGCGATGGTGCTGGTGTCCTTGGCCTTGTTCACGATTTCGGTGGCCACGCTCACGGGGAGCTTGATCTGGTCTGTTTTCATCGCCATGATGACTTGTCCTTTCGGATGGTTGGGTTATTCGCCTAGGAGCTGGTGGATGTACGAGAGCTCTTCGGCGTCCTTGTTGTTGTTCTGGTGCGATGGAGAGCCCGTCTGGTTCCTCACCTGAGGCGGCTTGGATGCCGGATGCAGCGCCGCGTGCAGGAGGTCCGCATGCGCCTCGAGTTCCTCCTTGGTTCCGCCGCGCAGCAGTTCGGCCGGAACGTCCTTGTCTTTGGCGACTTCGGACACCCATTCCGCGTGCTGCTTCTCGGCCGCGGCGTCGTCGATCTGCTTGCGCAGCGCCGCGTTCGATTCCTTGAGTTTGTCGATTTCGCTCTTTCCGGCGTTCTCCATCTCGTCGAGTTTCATGGCCTTGGACTTGAGCTCGTCGTAGTCCTTGTACTTGCCGCGCTCCTTGGCCAGTCGCTTCTCGACGATCTGGTCGACCTGTTCCTGGGTGAACGACCTCGGCTCACCGCCGTCGCCACCGTCATTGGAACCGCCCTCGTCGCCACCGCCGTCGATGAGACGGATGTGTGCCGGGAATCGGAATCTGATGGACATGCTGCTCTCCTTTGCTGTTTCCCGTGGATTCGAGTTCGACCGCGCCACGGTGCGCTGTATGGTCCTCCCACGCGATACGGCGCATGGTCGCCGCCAACCTGAATGGCTGGCCGAGTGGTGGATGCAGGATTCGCACCTGCGCGGCTGTGAAGCGCCCGAGTTACAGTCGGGTCCATTCGTCTGCTCTGGCAATCCACCGAAATCAATGGTTTTTGGTAAAATAGAAGTACCGGAGGTCCCGTGCAGACTTGAAATAATAGCCTATTCGTGCGGGAGTGCCTCCGGGTTTTTATTGCAGCTCGATTTCTCTCATCCCGTTGTTGTCCAATAGGAACAAACGTCTGATCTTGTTTTTCTTATGCAGCGCGTTATAGCGGGAAAGTTGCGTCACCAGTTTCTCCGGAGCCGAGTATCCAGTGAGATCCACAATGAATGCATCCTTCACGACACCATGCTGCTCGGCTTTGGATACCGCTTTTGAGATGTTCTTCGAAATGGATCCGTAGTCTGGGCGTTTTTGCCGAGATGACTTAACCTCGCACTCAAGGTCTTGCTCAATCCATTTCAAGTCATTCGTCGATTTGTGCCCCAAAGTATCGCGTGGAATCCATTCGTAATGCTGTCCGAGTGACTTGAAATGTTCCAGGAACACGATTTCATGCATCTCAAGGACGTCTGCGTCTACTGGGACGCCAAGCGCCTTCTGCCTTCCATCCCATCCTTTCTTGCTTAATGATTTCTCGTCGCGCATGCCGGTGAAATCATGTTCGACTTTGAAAGACGCACGTTTCTTCGGCATGATCCCGTCGCTCAATTGCTTAGGGAACTTATGACGCATAACGAATGTGACGGCATTCGCGTCGGCCGAATCCAACTTGATTCCGGCTTCCTCGGCGGAGGACTTCCAATTCTTTCCCAATGCGTTGCCGTTGATGGCTTGCACGGCCTGATCGTACATGGCTTTATACTTCGCTTGGTCATAGCCGAAGATCTTGTCCTTGCCCCAGCTGCACACGGGAATGCAACGGCATTTGCCGTTATGGAAAGAGCCGCCGAAGTCCGCGCTTTCCTCACTGGTGTATGCGAATCCTCGGCTGGCGAGCATCACGCAAAATGCACAAGGATTGGAGCCTCGTGGGACGCGTGCCCATCCAGGATGCGTCTCGTCGGCGTCGCGGTTGTTCTGCGTGGTCAATCGTACAGACCTGCTCATCATGTCGGCAATGAACTGCTGCCAGTCGTCCACCGTCTTCAGGTCGGGCCAAAGGTCTTCAACAGTCAGCCCGTTGGCGTTGCCATGCTTCAAATTAGTGTAGTTATGCCCATTCCAATCGGTTCCAGTGAAACCGCCTACCTGACGGTATAGCACTTCATATTCGTCGCAAGTAGATGAGACGTAGGGCGGCATTTTGATGCCGGCGTATTTCTGCCACAGGTTCCTGGTGTCAGTGTAGTACCTGCGTGATCGTTCGGACGCATCGCGGGTGTACCTGAGCACTATGTCTTGTCGTTCCAACGGTTTCGCGGATTCCATCGCGTCGGTGGCGTCGTCTGTCAGATTCTCAAGATCAGTCTCGTAATCCCTATGCAGTTTCTCCAGTTTCTGACGAAGCTGCGCTTTCGCCGGTTCCGGCAGATCCAGATTGTTCAGATCCATCCGTCACCTCCGAGGACGCCGCGCTTCTGTCCATGAGCTGGTCGATGCGTTGTTCCGATTTCTGCCGTTGCTGGTCGGCGCGTAGGCGGGTGATTTCCTCGCGGGTCAGGCCGAGACGTTCGAGTCCGACATCGGAGTCGGCGTAGCCGGTGATCTTGTCGGCGATCTTCGTGAACGCGTCGGCGCGCGCCGCGTCGGAGATTTCCCTTGTGGGCGCCCATACCGGATGCACGTCGCGCATGGAGTCGGGTATCGTGTTCGCGCCTTCGCGCAATGCCACGGCGATGCCCATGGCCCGTTTGAGTTCCCGTCCGAAGGCCACGTTCTGCTTGTCGGCGATGCGCGTCAACCGTCGTTCGGCGGATGCCATGGCCTCGGCGCTGGTCGGATTGTCCAACGTGATGCCCAGATAGTCGACCGGCACTCGGGTCTGCGAGGCGACGAGCATGGCCAAGGTCTTGAGCATGTCCGAATGGGGCGTCATGGACGCCTGCTGCACCTGATGCAGTTGGGGAAGCTCTCCGTTCTCGTCCGCGGTGATCGCGTTGATCGCCTGGATGAGACTCGTCCATGTGTTGCTGCTGAACGCGTCCCTGTTCGCTCCGATGAACCAGAGTTTCGGAACGGAATAGAATTCGGCCGACGCCTCCATGCGGACCACGGTGCGGAATCCGGCGTCGACGAGGCTCATGAGCGAACGGCTGATGCGGCTGTGGCCGAATGGCCGGTCCATCTGCCTGTCGTAGGCGAGCGCGACGGCAGTCGGCTGGTCGAAGTTCGTTTCGATTTTCTCCGCCCGCCATGGGGTCAGGTGGCCGGAGCATTCGTAGACCTTGCCGGGGAGCCACACGTTGAACGCGCAGATTCGTCCGTCCTTGTCGTCCTCGGTGATGGTCAATGCCGCGGCCAGACGGTGGTTGCGTCGGTCCCAGATTCCAGCGGACCAGTCGGCGGAGCGTGGGATCATGCTGATCCGGTCCGGATTCTCCGGGTCTGCGGCGATGGTCAGGAAGCTGCATGAGTGCTTGTAAGCGGATACGATCAGTTCTGACGTGGCCACGTCCAATTGGTTGTCCTCGAACAGGTCGTTGACGCCCATCGTGTCGTCGCCGGATACGCTGAACCCTTCCAGGTCGCTCAGGTCGCTCAATGATCGGACGGCCAGTTCGGGCCATCCGATCATCGCCTCGACCTTGTTTTTGATCTGGTCGGGGATGGAGATTCCGAAGTCTTTGAATCGTTCCTTGCAGTCGTAGTAGGCTCCGCGGATCAGGTTGCGTGGGTATTTCTCACGCCACACGCGCAACAGTTCGTGGATGATGGGCATGTCCTCGTCGTCGACGCCGAGGATGGTGCCGACGTTTCCGCTTGCGGTGTCGAGGTAGCTGCTGCCGGTGAATTTCGGAGCGACACTTACCGTTGTGCCGTCGGCCATGTAGAACACCATCAGAACATCACCTCCTGTCGTCTTCCCGGATGTCGTTTCGTCGTGAACGCCCCATACAGGGCGAGAGTGGTGGACACGAGCGGCGTGATGTCGACATCGCTGCCGAGTTTGTTCCAGGCGATCGCGCCGGACTGTCCAAGAGGCCGCGTGGTGGCGCCCTTGACGGCTGCGGCCAGCTGCGGCTGGTATTCGTCCCGTGGATGCTTGAGCGTTCCGGCCTTGAGCATGTCGAGGAAGCGTCCGCACGCGCGGCCCATCTCCTGCATGTTCGTCACCGTGACCCTCACATGCGCCTTCTTCAGTTCGGGCAGCAGGCTCATAGCGGGCGACTGCGCGTCGATGACCACGCTGGCGGTCTTCGGCCAATGTTCGGCGAGCCAGTCCACGGCCCACATGGTTCCCGCCTGCCGTGCGTCCTTGATGTTCGCCATCTGGATGACGGCCGAACCGTCCGCGTACCGTAGCGCGGCTCCGATGGTCAGCACGCTCCTGTCCGGAGGCATGTCGATGCCGAAGCTCACGGTTCCCCCATCAGGCACGTCGTCGATGGCCGCGGCCTGCCACAGGTCCGGGCTGATGGCGTACGCGGTGGCGGTCTCATCCCATATGCCAAGCGCCTCGCGACGGAATGAATCTTCCGACAGGTTGTTGCGCATGCGCATGATTGCCTGTTCGCTTGTACGTTTCGGATAGCTGGGATTCGCTTTAGCCCACTGTTCGCGGTCGTCCGGATCCGCATCCTTGTCGGCGGCGAGCTCCACGTAGAGGAGGTTCCCGTCATGGTTCAACGCGTGCATGCGCTTCTCCGTGAACGCCTCGCACTGGTCTCCCGGCTTGGGTGGATTGCCCATATACACGACCAGGGGATTAGGACTCGTGTTCAAAACCGGAATCATATTGTCCATCGCGCGCACTGTGAGGATCTGCGCTTCGTCGAACACGGCCACGTCCACGCTGTGCAATCCTCGGCCGAAGCCGTTTTCGCGGGCGCCGAACATGATGCGGCTGCCGGACGTGAACGTGATCTCCTGTTGGCCGTTCGCCCTGCGGATGCGTTCCACGTACCGGCCGAGCACTGGATTGCGCTCCATCTCGCACATGTCCGCGAATGTCTCGTCGCTGGTGCGAGTATGGTGAGCGGTCCAGATGGCTTTCAGGTTCGGCGTGAGTATCGCCTTGAGGAACAACGCGGTGCCGACGGTAAAGGTCTTGCCGATCTGCCTGCAGCTGGACAGCACGGCGCCGTCCGCGCCACACGCATACTTGCCTTCCGCGTTCTTGGCGAACAGAAGCCACAAGAAGCCCTGCTGCCACAAGTCGAAACGGATGCCAGCCTTGCGCGCGGCTTTGTTGATTCGAGTGAACTCGCTGCCGACGATGCCTTCCGGCTGGCGGAGGACCTTGGCGATTTCAGACAATCGACGCTCCGACATCGTCCGTCACCTCGTCTTCCTCATCGTCCAGCAGGTCGGTCAGACCGCCGCCTTGGAGCGATTCGATGCGTTCGCATACGTCGATGAGCTGGCGGCTGATCGCTGGCAGTGCGTTTGCCGGTGTGGACGTGTCGTCCATGGCCTTCTGCAGTCGGTCGCGGTTGGCGCGCAGCATGTCCAGCATGCTGCCGTCCATCATCCTCTCGAAACTCCGCTGGTCGAGATCCTGCTCCGGCTTCTGTTTCGTTTCCATGGCTTTGACGGGCGGCTTACTGTTCCGGTCCTGTGCGGGCCTGTTCTTTTTCCGACGATAATCGGCTTTCTGGCGGCAGGACTTGGAACAGTACTTCTGAGGCCGCCCATGGCCGGAAGGCTGGAATTCCTTGCCGCAGAGTTCGCACTTCATCGGCGCTTCCCTCGCTTTCCGACCTTTCGTTGTTTCCCTGTTTCCGACGTTTGCATTCCGGGAGGGATATCGGCACTGCACCCGAGGCGACCGGGAGGGGCATACCCGGGGTCCCCGCCCTGGTATCGGAGTCAGATGCCGAACGTTTTGAACGGCATCGAGCTTGCTTTCACTTCCTGTCTGCCAGCCAGCAGCGCTCGTGCGTGTTCGTCTGTCTTGTCGCTCTTGAACCTGTTGCATCTGCGGTGCGTGAGCCTGCAGTTAGTGAAGCTGTATGGATCACCGCCACGTGAGACCGGTACGAGCTCGTCGACTTCGGCGCTCATCGGATGTGGTGTCTTCAATGTCTTGTCGACTGGCTTGCCACAGATGGCACACACGTCGTATGCGGCCAGCACTCTTGCCCTGAGCTGTCTGCGCCGCCAGCCGTTGCTGACACGCTCGTTACGCCGCTTGCTCATGTGGCCTCCCCACATGTATGAGCCCCGGGGTGTCATGGATGCATCAATGATTATCTTCGCCGTTGGCTTGCTGGAATGCCGGTATAGGGGCTCCCGTATATGGACACTCCCGTGTCTTGTAGGGGCTCCCCATCATCTGCGAATACCCCTACCCC